GGGTGGTTAAGTTCAGATGTTGATAATCCTTTCTTGATTAGGTTTTTATAGTTTTCCGCTTCTCTTTTTAATATTTTTTCAGGATAGAATCTACCATTCCTATTGGGCGTGTTATATTTTTGGAGAACCGCATAAAATTCAAATGGATTTCTATAATCATGATTTGCAGCTTCTTTCAATACCTTGGCATTTGGTTCATAACTTGGAGAAATATATCCAGCATCCATTTCAACTAAAATGCCGTGTCCTTGTTCATTTGCTTCTAATATACGTAAATTTTTCATTTAATCTTTTTAAGATAAATATATTAGTTTCAAACTTTATCAATTAATTCTTTTTTAGTTGCTGAAAAATCAAAATATTTGTTTTGAATAATATTGTATTTGTAGATGTTTTTAATGATTTTTTTAATTGCTTCTCGTATTTCGTGAGATTTGAATTCTATTGGATTGTTTGTGTATAATGTGACTTCTAAATTAAAAAAGGACCGCTTGCCCATCATAATTCCGCTCGATCTTAAATCCAAATCCACAATTATCCCCTTCATAAAAATTTCTTGATCCAAACTTTCATTTATAATTAAAATCATGTCTCTTCTCAAACTACTCACAACTCGGCTCCAATTTTCATATTCTTTTTTTGGGCTCACCCACGATTGTATGTTCAAAAACAAGGACTTAAAATTTTTGGCATCTACCGTCCCATATGATGTCTTGATTGAACTATACAAATTTAACTTTACACTTTTTCCCTTCTTCATTAACTTTTTATAACAAAATGTTTATTTTTTGTAAAAATATATATATAAAAAAATGAATAGTCAAAGTATTTCTATAACAAAACAAATATTGTAAAGTATGCTAATAGTTGAAATTAAAAATGGTGAAAGTTTGGAGCGAGCCCTTAAAACGCTCAAATCCAAAGTTATTAAAACAAAACAAAATAAAATCCTCTTTCAGAAGAAACATTACGAAAAAAAATCAGTAGAAAGAAGAAATCAAATACAAAAAGCCATTTACACACAAAAAGTTAAAAACTCACAGTGATTCAACCAGGTTCTTAATTTTAACAAGATTAAGGTGATCAAATGTTGAGTTTTCGATTTTTGTTATTGTTTCGGTAATTTTTTCTTTTGTCTGTATGTCAGATTCATTTTTCAAAATCTTATTTAATTTTGAAAGGGCTTCTTCTTTCTTTTCAACAAATACGGTTTCCAAAACATCTGTGTTCTCTGAAATTAAATTCAAAAATTCTTTTTTGGAGTTTTCGTCCAAATTACCAACATATTGATTTAACGTTGAGTTGGCAATTTTAACCATTGTTTCTATTGGTAGTGCTACACTAGTTGATGATTTTTTATTTTCAGACATCAAAGTTTTAATTAAACTTTTTTTGGCTTCAACTCGTTCTTTAATATTAATGGATGAAGAATATACCAAAGCGTCAATATTTTTGTATTGGTTAGATACAACACCATTTGTTTTTGGTAATTTAATTCCGGAGACAACCTCCTGAATCAAACTAATCCCTTCATTTAAATAATCCTTTGCTTCTTCCTCAGTCAAATTTTGCGGAGTGCTTAATTGGTCGTAGAGAGCGTATAATTTTGATAATGGTTTATCATTCAATACATAATACTTAAACTCTCTCAATAATTTTTTGAATTCTTTCTCATTATTATAAGATTGAACCAAATTGTTTTCTATAATTGATTTTATCTGTCCAAAAGTCATTTTTTATATTTTACATATAAATATTACGAATTTAATAACTTATCAAGTTCTTTTTCAATTTCAGACAAAGAATGTTGTCCGGAGTTCAAATCAATTATATTTTTCCCCTCAATAAAGTTGTTCTCAACAAGAATATTCATGTCAGGAAATTTTTGTTCTGGTGCCAACTCTGGTCCTCCACCTGCTTCTGGACCGGGAGGTGGTGGTGGTGCTCCACCCAATAACTCTTCACCTCCTCCTCCTGGTGGTGGTGGAAGTGGTGCCGCACCGCCGCCAAATATTTCTTCACCACCTGGTGAAGTTTCTGCACCAGATGCCGGTGTTGCTCCTGATGTGGAGCCGTATAACTTATCAATATTATCAAAGATTCCTGTTTTGGTTATTACTGTCGCAGTTGCTTTTAATTCTTCACCTACGGCTCGTTCAATTCTTTGTTGTTGTAAGTCTAATTTAACTTCGTCATCTGACCATCCAAAAATATGTTTCTTTGCCCAAGTTGAAGATGTTGCTTGAATTCCATTACCCGGATCCATCACAAGTTCTTTATATAGCGCAACTTTTTCTTTCCAAACATCAATCATTAATAAATCAGCTTGTTTGGATGGATTTGTTAATCCTAATGTAAAGTTTGCCAATTCATCTTCAAATCCCAACAAAAACAAATGTATGATTGCTATTTTATTCATTTCAGCGATCATGCTTTTTTGGATTCTGTTAATTGTTCTGGCAAATCGTATATCTTGTAATGATAAATTTTTTCCATCACCCACAACTTCCTCAAATCCCAAAAATGCTTTTGGAACTCTCAAAGCTGTTAATAATTTTTTCTGAATATATTCAATATCCGCAATCTCGGACAAGTTTGTCGCACCTGGCAAAGTTGTTATTGGATCCGGAGCAGCTGGGTCACGAACAGGAATAAAATAATCCTGATCCACGGCCATCTGGTTAAATCTCATATCAACATTTCCGCTTTTACTATCAACAATTTGTTCTCGTTTAAACTTGTTGGCAACACGCTGAACGTATGCTTCAACATCATCATCATTCATATTACCCACAAATACCTTAAACATTCTTCGTTCTGGAGCCCTTGATGTCCTATAAATCAACATGGCATCCTCAGACAACAATAATTGTTTCCAAATTCTTCTCGCTTTTTCAAGCATAGAAGTTCCATAAGGTAATTTTCTATCATCACCCAATAAACGGAAATGCGCGATCTCCCAAGATTGGAACTCCATATTTTTGTTTTTCCAAGTGAAGTGTAACGCTTTTTTATCCTTATCTAGTTCTTTTGTAATGTCAATTGATATTTTACCTTCAGTTCCAATTTCATGTCGCTCAATCTCTATCGTTGGTAATTGCTGACAACCCACAATTCCTTTCTCTGGATCCAATTTCAAATAAACAAAGTTGTCCCCATACTTACAAGTGTTTCTTGTCCACATGGGTAGGTTTGTGTTAATATCTAACGTATTATTAAATAAATCGGCAAGAACTGCTTTTATCCTTTTTGACTCAGAATATATTTGTAAAATGAACCCATCCTCATTTGGTGTTGTTGATTCTTCGGAATAGATGTCTAATGCCGCCGATATTTCGGGCGTATACTCCATCGATTCGTAATCATATTGAGCCGACAATCTGTTCGGTTCATAATAGATTGCTTGGGAATAAAGGTTGTTTTCAACCTTTTGCCAGTTAGATGTTAAATAGAAAGTTTGTTGAGCTTGGAGCTTTTCTCTTTCGTATTCTTGCTTATCTTGAGTTCGGAGTAATTCCTTTTTGTCAAACTTAAATGTTGGATAGTCCTGATTTAATAATGAATTAGGACCTAGTGTTTTGGATAATCTTTGCCAAACCGTTAAATTATTTTCTGCCATGGTATAATCTTACTTAAATGTTTGATAATATAAATACTTATCTTGCACCAAATAACCATCCATATTTTTGATAATCTTGTTTTGTTGGCCCCTGATTGATTGGATTTTGTCGTCCCATTTGTGGAATCATGGGATTAAAATATTCGGATGTATTTTTATTTTCATTCATAACAGAAGACCAGGAATTAAGCATGGCTTTTGTATGATTAACGACCTTTTCTAATGATTGAAATGATTTTTCCGCGACATAAATTGCCATAGCCGTTCCCATGATACAATCATCGTGATGTCCTTTCTGGTGATCAGGTCGTCCGTTTATATAAACAAATGTATTCATTTCATTATATAACCGAGAAGAATATATTTTGAAGCCGTGTCTAACGGCTTCTTCAAATGATGCTATAAGTTGAACCCTTTTATTGTTGAAGTTAATCCCGGGGATTTTTTCATTTATCTTTGGGTCATATTTCCATTTGTTTGTCGTATCAACGCCATCCACATAAAACCCGTATTGATAATTCATTTCTTGGAGTTTTCTTGATGTTGATACACCCATTCCTCCGGTTAAGTCAATAACACAAAATGCGCTATACATGCTACCCCATTTATACGCAATCTCTGCGAGAACATCTGGCGGAACCTTGCCAACATATTCAAAAACTTGCTCCATCTCATCAAAATCAATAATTTCTATAGATGAGAAGTCCTCAGAATCCCCACGAGAAACATCAATCCCCATGACATACTTGTGCCCATTCTCCGGCTCCTTAAATATCCATAAAGAACCACCCATCATTTTTGCTGTTGGTTCCCTGAGTTGATTCTTGGCAATATTCTGCATAAGGTCGCTGTCAAATACATTATCCCCGGAACCAAGAAAGTTACATTCCAATTCCTGTGCGACCTTACGTCTGTCATATTTCAATTTCTTAACCATACCTTCAAACCAAGAAGAACATGGCTTATACCCTTGACCTATAAGTTCAGTGACCTTTGAGTGATCGCGTTCGTATGGGTTTTCACTTGATAAATCTAATATATCGGTATTCTTATATTCCTCTTTATTGAGAAGGTAATGAACCAAATCCTTGGTTTTAACCATATATAAGTCTTTGGTATAACGAGGGTCTCTATACCAAAACATTTCCGTAATTTTGAAATCATTAAAATTCCTTAATGCTTGGTCGTAGATTTCATAATATATCGGGTCATATCCATTTGGGGTGGATACAACGATTACCTTACCACCCGTGGAAAGTGAAGCCATACAAGCCGCCCAGAAGTCACCATCCGCTTCAATATACGCCGCTTCATCAAATACCAGTATGGTTGGGGTATAACCCCTCAACGCATCCTTTGATGTCGCCACGGCTTTAACCTCGCAGTTATTCGTAAGCTTAAAATGTCTTTGTGAGTTTTTTTCTTGAGAAAATGTAACACCAACCCATGACGGCCACTGCTCGGTGAATGTTCTGACTTTGTTTGCCATCTCCACCGCCGTATCCAATTTGTTGGCGATAATTAGGATTTTTTCTGGTTTGTTCTTTGGAGCAAAAACCAATCTCTTTGATGCCCACGCTGCGGTTACTGTTGATACTCCCGCTTGTCTATATTTGAGGGCGATGTTTTCATTATATGCTTCATAATCTTCCACCAACGAAACTTGGTCGGGAAATAAATCTAATGGAACATATTTTGATACTGTATTATCGTAGGTTTGTAAATATGTGCGAAGTGCGTAAGGAGTATTCTTTACGCACTTCGTTAGTTCTATAATAAGTTGTTCTTTTGAATTCACTCATTTTAATTTGGACTCATTATGCCCAGATCATTCAAAAAGTCATCCAAATTGTCATCATCGTCTGGGTCTTCACCTTGTTCTTCTTGATATTCTTCGTATTCCTGTTTGAGCTGCTGGGCTTCTTTCATAATTTCTCTAAACCTATCCGCAGCATTTTGATTTTTGCTACCGTCAGTTGAAACCACATCTCCAATTACTTTGAGAAATTCTGTTGCTGGTAATTGATAAAGTTGAATATGGAACCAGTTAATTAACCCTTTATTTTGGGGTTCAAACATTTCATCTGGTAATGTATTTCTAATTTTCTCAACTATTTCTGGACCGATACGAAGTTGCATAGGTTCGTTGGATAAAGTATCCGTCTGTCCCATAACTCTCTGTCTCATTTCAGCAGATTGTGGTAATCCATATCTACCTTTTGCTTCTTCAATCCCTTTAACTATTTCATGACACAAAATTGGAAATATTAAACCCTGGGCAACTATTTTTGTATCTGGTTTTTCTTCACCCTCTTCACCTCCTTCATCATCGTCATTATCTTCTAACTGAACTTTTCCGGCAACACCATTACCAGTTTTACTCATCATCTCAATCATCTGTTCCATACTGAAATACAGATAATCGTTAATTGCCATTATACCAAGATACGCATCATATAAAAATGGATCAATTTCGTCTAACTTGCTTTTTATTTCAGGTTTTTGGAACATATAGTGTCCTTTCTTTGCACTACCCTGAACTATCGCATTTATAAGATTTCTTTTATGTTTTTCTAATTCAAATTCTTCCTCATCAGTTAAATCCTCAACATCAAAAGATTGAAATGCTAATTGATTTTTTTCTTTTTTTTCTTCTTTATCTGCTTCCTTTCTAAAATTAGATGTATCAATACCACCACGATTAAGTTGGGCTTCAATCGCAAACCAATCTTCTGGAACTTCCATTTCTTCAAGGGCAGCGCTTTTTGCCAACTCTTCAAGTTCTTCTTTATGTCTACTTTCAATAGACATAATGCGTGGAAGCTTCTGCATCATTTCGGAATAAATCATGGCTTGAACTTGTTGTGAGCTCAAGTTTTCAATTCCTGTAACACGACTTAATTTTTCAGCAACTTTTTGGAACCTACTGCTTACCAATCTTTGAACGTCAGCAGCCCCTCTTCTCATCGCCGGATTTTGTCCATATAATGAATCATCCTTTGCCAACTTTCTTTCTAACTCTGGGTCCATCCTTTCAGGACGATTACCATATTCTATTTGTTCTTTAAT